ACGGACCTGCGACGGGCAGACCGTTACACTCACGTGATTTATCGTAGTCCAGTTGAAATGCAACGTGACATAGCCGCAGGTATGTATGCCGACGTTGACCTGCCTGAAGCTTCTATGCCAGAACAAACAGCAATGGCACAGAAGATGGATACGATCTTGGGTCTTTCCCCTTCTTCACAGCATGACCCACAATATGTTCTACTTGAACAGCACTGCTATCTTGATTTGCCGAAGCAGTTTCACGGTGAGGATGACGGTCTGTCCCTTCCTTATATTGTTACTATTGAAGAAAAGTCACGGAAGGTTCTATCCATCCGTCGTAACTATGATATTAAAGATAAGCGTAGAGAAAAGAAAATCTTCTTTACCCATTATCGTTTTGTACCCGGCTTTGGCTTCTATGGCCTTGGCCTAATTCACTTCCTTGGCAACCTGACAATGACAGCTACTGCAGCTATGCGTGGCTTGGTTGATGCTGGACAGTTTGCTAATCTACCCGGCGGCTTCAAAGCTAAAGGGTTGCGGATGGTTGGAGACAATGATCCTATTGCCCCCGGTGAATGGAAAGAGGTTGAGGCGGTTGGTAATGATCTATCTAAGATGATTATTCCTCTACCGTACAAAGAACCTTCGCAGACTCTGTTCCAAATGTTAGGCTTTGTCTCCAACGCCGCACAAAAGTTTGCTGATAGCACAGAACAGATTGTATCTGATGCAGCAAGCTATGGACCAGTTGGTACAACAATGGCCCTGCTTGAAGCTAGTAGCAAATTCTTTTCTGCTATTCACAAGCGACTACACAAATCACAAAAAGACGAATTTAAAATTCTAGGTCGTATTAACTACGAATATCTACCAGACGAATCACTTGTAGACATTCCAGAAAATACGCTAACGATTTACAAAGCAGACTTTGATGGACGGATTGATATTATTCCAGTATCTGATCCAAACATTCCATCTAACGCCCATCGCATGATGATGGCTCAGATGGCTCTGCAGCTTGCACAACAGTCACCACCCGGTATGTTTGATCTAGAAGAACTTAACCGTTCTATTCTTCAGTCTGCTAATGTTCCAGACTTAGATAAGATCATGCCACGTAAACCACAGCCTGTACCGCTTGATCCAATCTCAGATATTATGGCCGCAGTTAAAGGTCTACCTATCAAAGCCTTTATGGGTCAGAACCATGACGCACATATTCAAGCTAAGATGGCTTACATGCAAGACCCACAGAATGGTGCTAATCCTCTAATGAAACGTATTGCTCCAGTTCTAGAAGCAAATATGCAAGAACATTTGATTATGAAATATCAGGAGCAGGTTGAAGGTACTGCAGAACAGATTGTTGAACAGTATGGTCCAGAAGCTATTGCATCTGGTCAGGTTGATCCTAATGATCCTCGCGTTATGGAGATGGTCATGGCTCAAGCAGCCCAACAGGTTGCTCAGGCTAATCAGGCTATGGCACAGATGCAACAGGCAGCTACACCAGAAGCACAAATGGTTCAGATTGAACAGCAGCGTCTACAGGTTGAACAGGCTAAGGTACAGGCACAGACAGCCAAGGAAAGCGTTGAAGCTGCAATGAAGAACCGTGAACTTGATCTGAAGGAAGCACAGCTTCAGATTGACATGATGAAAGAAGGTATTCGTACTTCTACTAATGCTCAAGAAAAAGAAAAGGATCGTAATGCTAAGAAAGCTATTGCAGCACTTGATGCTATTATGGACTTGGCTAAAACCCAAGAAACAACCGATACAAGCAAAATGCTTAAAGCTGCTGATATGGTAACAGACTTTGTAAAGGAGGCTAACAAGAATAGTTAATGACCCTCTGGGAAGAAATAACAAAAGAACTTGATAAACAAGTCGAAGATTTAAAAAATTTACTTGCATATGGAGGCTCTTCAAGTTACGATGAGTATCGTCAAGTCGTTGGTCGTATAGAAGGACTAGAGTTGGCGAAAGAACAAATAACAAATATTGTTAAAATTCGTATCTACGAAGAGGAGTAGTAAATGCAACAGCCTTCAATGGGCAAAACAATTCCTAACTCTGATTGGGTTTCAGATGAAGGTATTGAATTAAAGAAAGAAGACTTACCGGAACTGCCGGGTTATCATGTGCTGGTTCAGCCAGTGTCAATTAAACAGAAGACGAAGGGTGGAATTATTCTCCCTGACTCAACTAAAGACGATATTGCTTATTTAACTACTGTTGGTAAAGTAGTAGCTTTAGGTGATCTAGCATATGACGACAAAGAGAAGTTTCCTCTTGGACCTTGGTGCCAAGAAGGAGATTATGTAGCTTATGGTAAGTTTATTGGACAGAAGCTTCAGTACAAAGGTGTGAAGTTTTTGTTATTGTTTGACGATCAGATCATTATGCGTGTAGACAAGCCTACTGATCTAGACCCAACATTTAATTTGTCTAACTAAATTAATTAGTATATAATAACTAATTATTAGCCGTAACCGTTAGTTTCGCACCTAGCGATAGAAAGGAAAAAGAGTAATGAGTAACGAAGAAACAGAAGTAGACCTATCAGAATGGTCTGAGATTGATACTTCAGGTGCTTCAGAGTCTGCACCAAAAGTAGAATTTGAAGTAGAAGAAAAAGAAGAAGTAGTAGAAAAACCCGCTGAAGTAAAGGTTGAAAAAGAAGAAGAAACTGTACAAGAACAAGTACAAGAACTTCAACAGGAGGAACCAGCCCAAGAACAACCAGAAGAGTTGGAGGGTATTAAGACAAAAGGTGCTGAAAAGCGTATCAAACAGCTTATTAGGCAGCGAAAAGAACGTGAAGAAGAAATTGAAAAACTTCGCAGTGAAGTAGAAAATCTTCGTGGTTCTGTTAAAACAAGAGAACAAGAACTAGCTACTAGCCTTAAAACTAATATTGATAGTAGCCAAGGTCAGATAAATAGTCGAATTGAACAGGCTAGAGAAATTTTTAAGCAAGCTGCAGACTCTGGTGATACAGATCGAATGCTTGCTGCACAAGAGGAAATGTCCAAGGCTTATGCTGAGTCTATGGTTGTTCAACAGCAGCAACAGGCGTGGGAAGAATACAATGCACGTCTTGAAGCTGCAGGTCAAACAGCCGAACAGCATGTACCACAGCAGCAGGAGGAGTATGATCCTAAAGCTGTAGCTTGGGCTGGTAAAAATCCTTGGTTTGGTCAGGATCAGATCATGACTGCAGCAGCACTAGCTGCAGATGCTGAACTAAAAAGTGAAGGCTATGATCCAGCCGATGACGATTTTTATGAGGAGATTGATCAAAGACTACGTAGCCAGTTTCCTCACAAGTATGAAGACCCTGCTCCAGTTGCAAAACAGGAGGAGGAGACACCACGGTTGCAGGATGCCCCGACAAATTCTGCTCAAGTAGTTGCAGGTGCCTCACGCACACCTCAAACCTCTAAAGGCAATAAAGTTAAACTATCTCAAGAAGATGTTCAACGAGCCAATAAATGGGGTATACCACTTGAACAATATGCTGCTGAAAAGCTAAAGGCTGAACAGGCTGATGGCGAATACACAGAAATTTACAATTAAGCGTGGAAGGAAATACAATGACAACACGAAATGAATCACGTAGTAGCGATACTAGAGAAACTAAACAACGTCGTACAACATTCGAAGAGCCTAATTGGCTAGATATTCCTGAATCTGTTATGCACCGCTTTGGTGGTGAAGGCATGGTACTAAGGTGGATACGCATTACTCTACGTAATCAAGAAGATTACCAGAATGTAGGTAAGCGTACTTCTGAAGGATGGGAATTTGTACAGGCAGATGAAGTTCCAGAAATGCTACATTCCTCTGACGTGAGAGAGGGTGGACGATATGCAGGTGCAGTCTGTCGTGGAGACTTGGCTTTAGCAAAGATGCCTAAAGAACTTGCTGAATCTCGTCAAGAATTTTATGAGAACCGCAGCCGAGAAATGGTTGATGCCGTTAATGCACAGTTAATGCGCGAAAACAATTCTCAGATGCCTATCTCTAATCAAAGTCGTACACAAGTTAGTCGCGGTAAACAAGCTAAGTTTCAAGACTAAGATTGGATACTGTGGACCGACGAGTGTACATGTCAATGTATAGAACATAGAAAGGAAAGTGTAATATGTCTACTACAAAAGCACTTGACGGTCTACGTCCTTCCCGCATTCGTGGTGCCGCACCAAACAGTTCTGGACAAAACGAATATCGTATTGCCAGTGCTTATGACTCAAATATCTTCACTGGAGATATTGTTACGAATGCTGCAGGGTATGTAAACGTCCTAGCTACTACAACCGATAAAGCACTTGGTGTATTTATGGGTTGTCGTTATGTCGCTAATGGTAAACCAGAATGGTCAGCTTACTGGCCTGCTAATACCTCTGTAACAGAAGCCTATGCAATGGTTGTTGATGATCCACAAGCAACCTTTGTTATTCAGGCTGATGCTTCAGTTTCCATCGGTGACATTAACTCACAGAACTTTAATGTTACTCTAGGTGCTGGTTCAACCTACACAGGTAAGTCAGGCTTTGGTATTAATGCTAGTACTCGTACTACAGGTAATGCCATGCTTCGTCCTATTGCCTTTGTTGATGAACCGGGCAACGATGCTGATGTTGCTGCAGAAATTGCATTCCCCAAGCTTGAAGTACGTATTCTCAAGCATGTTGATGCTTACATTTCTGCTGACGCTTCAGTCAACTAATAGGGAAGAAGGAGTAAACAAGAATGGCTATTAATCGCTCTAGTATTGCAAAAGAACTTCTTCCCGGTCTAAATGCTGTATTTGGTATGGAATACGGTGAAGTGGATAATGAACATGAACCACTTTACGAAGTTGAACAGTCAGATCGTGCATTTGAAGAAGAAGTTCTATTCACCGGCTTCGGCACTGCACCTGTAAAGGGTGAAGGTGCTGCAGTTCAGTATGACGACGCACAGGAAGGATATACTGCTCGGTACACACACGAGACAGTTGCCCTTGCTTTCGCAGTTACTGAAGAAGCTATGGAAGACAACCTCTA